ATTTTAAGCCTACCTTCTGTTAAATTTTACACTTAACTATATTATACCACAAATGTATCTGAACTACAAGATTAAAATCAATTTTTATCTGAGGAAGATTCTATATTTATTCCTAATTCGTACTTGTCCTATTATCTCCCTTAATTAAATACTATTATATAATATTACTTAACTATATATACTTATATATACTAAGAGATATATTAGGACAACCTTTAATTCGTAGTAATTATGATAGTTCATATCTGTATTAATTAACACCATTCAGTATACAGGAATTATATCTGTCCTATTATATCCCTTAATTAAATACTATTATATAATATTACTTAACTATATATACACTTATATATACTAAGAGATATATTAGGACAAGTACACAAGTTTAATCAATCGTTCAGATGAATAGTACCTACCTGTTCAGATAACATGTTTATATTATTATTCAGATACATAGAATTAAAATGGATACTCAGACAAGGAATATATCTCACGCTTCCACATTTAGTTATATAAGAGTTTTAACACTTATAATGGATAATTACCCTCAAGTATGTTAAAACGCCTATAACACCTTTTAAAACCTTATATATGTATTTACCTATTTTTAAACAAAAAGAGAAGATGTCAACTAAATGACATCCTCTCAGACTGTTGCTATTCTTTATTTTTCTTCTGTTCGTTTACTAAACCTTCGAGTTCCTGTCGGAGTTCTTTTACCTTACTTAGTTCCTCTCTCATTTCCTTCTGTTCCTTCACTTGTTTTTCTTCTACAGGTGTTGGTTGAAAGATTAATGCACCAGAGGACTTTTGTCTTTTACGTATGGACATTTTTAACCTCCTTATTCATTTCTCAAGTTCACACGAAGTCTTGCTGCTCTTGGTCTCACAAAGGAGTTTTGGGTAGATAAGTCTAATCGTACTTTAATTGAATCATAGGTTTGATTTCCTGAAGCAATTTGTTCTTCAAAGGTGAAATCGTTAAAGTCTCCATCAACATTTTGTACAACAGCATCAACAGTAAATTCCTTCCATGTTGTTCCACCATCAATTGAGTATCGAGGTATTATCTGAGACCCACCTGGTTCATAAGCTTCATATTGCATACGTATTGTATTAAATGGAGATTCAGACATATCAATTGAACGTCCTACATAACTTCCGTTTAACGCAGATAAGAATGTTGTTAGTGTAATATCATGAAGAGATAACATTGGACTCATATTTCGGTTTGCGTTAAATGTTGCACGTAGTTTAACCTCTCTAGCAATTTGTCCAACTTCTACGTCAACTAAGTTAGCTATTGGTCTCCACGGTTTGGATTCAATATCTACGTTTTCAGCTTCTGAATCCATTACCAATTTAACGTCCCATATACATCCTGTGTTTTCAGGAGTTAGATAAGAAGCCATAAGAAGTAATGAGTCAGCTGCTACATCTTTAAGTGTCTGGAACTCTAATACTGCTTGTTCATTGAAATCTGCTGTATATACTCGGAATTTCAAATCTGAATCCTGATGAACCGTCCATGCACTAGCGTTGGAACTTGAATAAAGAACACCAGTATTGTACGGGTTCTTATTAATCATGTTACCCGTTTTTACATCTTGTTGTCCTCTTGTAGCAATATGGTGTGTATACTGAGATGAGTCAGTTAGAACAACAACAGCATATTCTACTCCAGCGTCCATTACTAAAGGATCATCAAAAGTTACTTTAGTTTCTAAACTAGCATCGTCACTAACTCGTACTTGACTTGGAGTTAATGTAGCAGAAGCATAGACTTCTTTACCAGGTTGTCCACCTTCCGTAACATTTCTTACTTGTACAGATACGTTGTTTACATTATCTTTAGAAGCAAAGAATAGTCCAAAACTAGAAACGATTTGGTTTGTTGGGAACTGGAATGATTGCGCTAACGGGTCATATAAGTCAATTGTAACATGCTTGCGGATAATAACATCTTCAACAGTACGATTTATTCCCTGAGATGTAAATGTGGAAGTTGCAGCATTTGAATCATTCTGTAAGAATACCTGACGAGTTCCTGTACGAATCCCTTCTGGAATACGGAAGGTTCCCTCAACTTTTCCATCAGCATCTGCTTGAATTGTTCCTGGTTGAGACCCTGCTTGATTTCCTCCAGCTGGTTGGACTGGAACAAATATACCATCAAATAATAGTCGTAAGTTATTTGCATTAGGTAGGAAGTTTTGTCCTTCAAAATGAACGTCAATACGTCTCATATGTTGGATAGCTGTTTCCATTGTCTGTTGTCCACCGTCTTTAAGGATAGTACCTGTACGACCGTGTTCAGCGTCAGCTGCCCACCCCATACCTTCGTCTGTCATATCCCATGATTGTCCTTCATCAAGAGAAATAGAGTTAGCTATCATTCGGTCTTCTTCAAGTTCTTTTCTGTTACCATTATGTGCCCACCATCTACGAAGACGGTAATTTCCGTTTTCAGGAGTGTAATCTTCACGGAAAACAGTGGTATTTGACTCTTCAACCCAACTATCTTCAGAAGGAGTTAGTTTCATCATTGCCCGTTTATTAAATACTTGATAAGGGTTAATGTTAATCGTTTCTGTAGCATGACTTTGTTCGATTCCGATACGTTCTTCGAATGGAGCAGTCACTAAACGTCCCCAAATATGTGCATCAGAGTTTGCTAAGATAGATGGTTTACGAGCTGTTACACTAGAGTATGGCAAGGTAATTTCTGCATCTTCAAATGAGAAAGCAGCTGTCATGTCTGGATGTGTTGTATCTGCTTTACTGGTTGAAATAAACCCATCTGAGAATACTCCTCGTAAAGTAACTGGATTAACCCCTTCCATAGCAGGTTGGTCTAAAGCGTTAGCTGCTTGGTTGTATTCCAGGTCTTCAACACGAGTTTTCACTTTCTGTAACTCGATCATACTCAGGTTACTTGTGTTGGACTTACGCACAGCTGTTGTATATGAATCAGGATAAATAGTAATGTTCCCTAAAATAAGTGTGTATGGGTCTTCATGATAAGGGGTTTGAACTAACTGTAATGCATCAGGTTCCCCTTGTTTGATAATGACTTCTCCGTCTTTGTCCATAATAATTAAATCAACACGTGCTAAGTAATAGGTATAGTCGACAGTGACCATTGAATCAACAATAGGTATGTTTCCTGTCATTCCATTAAAGTCAATAAACCAACGTCTATTATCTCCTGAACCCTCTATAGTTACCTTATAATCAGTTTCTCGTACCATTGTTTTATTATAATTATATGTTACAAAATATGTTGTTCCTGTATTTGGTTCAGCTCCTGTTGGAGACCAGTCGATAGCATTACCATTAATTAATTGAAAATCTTGACCTCTTGTATACTCTTGGACAAGTTCTCCATTATCTTCTGTCCATACACGTTCGATATTGAATACAGATGAGTGAGGTAGCGTATCTGTCCCATTTGGTGTTGCTCCTCGGGAAATTGTTTGTCTTGTAGCTCTGATTTGACCTGTAACGCTATTTACTTCTGCTACAGGATAATTTCCTAACCGTCCTCTTCGAGTACTATTATCATAGAAGAACGCTTCGTTTTCAACTCTTCGTGTGTCTAAGGCTTTAGATACTGGTTGTCTTGTTGAATCTGGTTTAGTGACTTGATACCCCAATATGTAAGCTCGTCCTGGGTCGACAACAATATCAAGCATGTTTTCATTATCTTTGTTAACTTCAGAATAAATGTCTAACCCACGTACACGATAAGACCCTGATTCATCAAAGGTACGCTGAGCTAAGATATCGTTTATCTTAGAAATTTCAGGAACTTGTGTTTGAGAGAATAACTCTCCATCTTCAAAGCGATAAATAGTTGCTGCTTCAGTATCATTTCCTACTAAAACCACATCTTCTTTTACTCGGTCAGCTCCTGGGGATAAATAAGAATTGACTCCTGACGTTTGGTCAAGTAAGTTTTCATCATCTTCATAGGTAACAATCTCTTGTTGGAGTTTAACTCCTACTTCAAAAGTCCCCTCTTCAATGAAATCAATCGTTTGTTCATTAAAATCTCTTACTTTTCCGTCTAGATAAATCTTACCATCTAGTACAGTGATTTGTCCATCATCAGATAATGTATAGTTTGCTCCCTCTTGAATATTTCCGTCTACAAAGAGTGCGTTATTTGTTTGGGATAAATAATGATGTAAAATAGACTGAGATTCATTTAGCTCCGAGTTTTGTAAAGGAACATCATATTTAAAAGCTAAAGAAGTATATCCTTTATTTGGGTCAAAACGATCATTATATGGACTGTTTGTTAAATCTGCCATGTAGTTTAATTTCTCCTTTCGTGTTGTTCTTCTCTATTATACCATACTCTATCTTAAGTATTGGTACTGAAAATGAACCTTTCGACTATTCTAGTTTGTTCAACTCGGTTATAAGGAGGTCTGTTTTCAATCGCTTCTAATAACCCTTGATTCATTACTTTATCAGGAGTTAAGGCTTCATTTGTCTCTCCCTCATTCGGTTCCAATCCTGTGAAAATACCAACTTGTCTATATAGACCTAAAGGTAATTCATTTCCTTCAATTGTTCCTTCAAAGTAAACATGAGTTGCTTGTTCTTCATAGGCTTGTTCATCAGGGACTAACGCCCATTCTTCTCCTTGATATGTAACTGTACTATAATTTGTTTCTTCTCCTCGACTTAGTTTCCTGCAAAGGGAAGCTGTATCGACTTTCTTGTATCCTATTGTTTCGTCTAGAGAAGTTTCATCTCTTGTAGGTTGAGGTGGTGTAGAGTCATTTTCCCACTCACTTGTTCGACCAATACCAATGTATGTAGATTCAACTTTATTTTTTAAATATAACGCTACATTTACATGTGCATTTGTTGTTGTTATTGCCATTTAAATATTCCTCCTATCCTTTACTAAATTCACTCACTTATAATTGGGTCAGATGTTACAGCTAGTCCATACTGGTCACTTTCTTCATGTCCTTCAACAAATCGACTGTAGTTAATAGAGAAATGGTCGATGTTTAATGTGTAACTTGCTGTTGGAACAACTCGTATAAAAAGTAATTGATTATCATTTACATAAGATATAGAATCTGTTAGTTCAAGATTTGTTTTAGCTACCCTTGTTGAAGTCAGGTCTTTACCTAATAAATCCCATGAATTTGTGTCAAAGTTATATGCTTCAACAGAGAACACATTCCCTTGTAAACTAGCCTTATGACTTAAGTTTACACTAGCGCCTTCTAGTAAGTCTCCATATACGTATCGTGTTCGGTCTAACTTTGTATACTCAGTGCCAAACAGTTCTCCTAAATTAATACCGAAATATAGAGCTCTAGAAGACTGTAAAGGTACATTTATTGTATCTCCATTTGTTCCATTTAACTTGTAATAGTTTTCAGGGCTGATTTCATTTGTCTCTTGTCTGAATTTTCCTAATAAGGTATTATGATTCGGTTTGTATGTTGTACTTGATTCAGAAACTAAATGTAAGAAAGGGTTTCGTATATTATACCCTCCTGTAAGAACGTCCCAACCATTCAGTAAGCTTTGGTTTAATCGAAAGATTGAGTTTAGGATTTTGGCATCGGATAAATAAATATCTCCTGAAATTCGTGAGTCTAATCCGTTCATTAAATCTGTTGTTGTATTTGTAGGAAGCCCTCTTAATATTGAGTAAGGAATAACTCCTTGGTCACTTCCATCTGTTCTTGGAATACTGGGAGCATAAGTTAAATGGAGTTTGACTCCAGCTGGTTTAAAATCATTAATTATCTTTTCTAACTCAACAGGGAATGGTTCACCAATAGATACATCAATCACAGCGAAATTATAATACTCACCAATCAGATGATGCTCTCCATTTAATCGACTTTCTTTCCTGTTTAAATAAAAGATATCTGTCCATGGTTCAAAAACTTGTATTCCTACTGCGTGATCTTGTAGATACCGTCTAATAGCTATTTTGATAGACTGATTTGTACCTCTAGGAACATTTAAAGCCTCGACAATTCGTTCTCTGTAGTCCTCATCACGTTCTTCTTTATTATAACGATAAACACCAAACCAATCACCCCATGAATCTAAGTAATTGCCTCGAGCCGTTTTTAAAGAGGATTGAATCTTTGCATTAATAGTGTCCTCTTCCGCTTCTTCTAATACAGTTCCTATTGCGTTTAGGACAGCATGGTTGGTATCACTCGTTGTATTTTCTTTTCGGTCTCTTCTCAATAAAGGGTGGAGAAATTTCCAAAATGAACTCATCTAGTAATCACTCCTTTCCTTTATAATACTGAGAAGTTCACTTGTATGTTTCCTGCTCTTATAATCTGATGGGACTCCATTTGAATATTTTTATCTAAATTATTAAGTGTTAAATCATATATAACAAAATCATCAACATTCATTACTTGCTGTGATAAATCATTTAAAATCAAATCTTCAGAAGCTTCCATACGGTTTAAATAATTTCGAATCGTTTGGTTAATAGACTCTTTGAATATTGTATTATTTCTTGAGTTATCTCTTAATTTAATATTCATACTTATATCTATTTCTTTTCTTTCCACAGGAAGTACATCTAGTTTAATTCCACTAGGTCGGTAGTTTTCTAAAGCAGACTCAACGTCACTTTGTATATCTTGAGGTAAGTTCCCATTCTTATCGTGAGCATAAACTCGAATATATCCTGATTCTTCTCGAATATAAACTCCTGTAATTTCAGGGACACTTCGTGTGGCATATCGTAGGGATTTATTTGTAGCTCGACCTCTTGTATCAACAAAAGCTCTAAATCGTCTTTTTACTTTCTCCAGTGGTTCCTTATCTGTTCCTGTTAAAAAGTCCTGTTCATTATATACTGTTCGTAAATTCATAATATTAGACTTCGACTGGTTAATAACGCTTTTAGGTACATTCCCAACTTCTCCTGGGTCTGTACAATAGACGGTTACTCGTGTTTTACTAATCCCAGCAGGGACAAGAAAATCTTCTAAAGTTTCATACTGTTGTTGATATCCTTTAACAGTAGAACTAAATTGAGACCCCCTAGAAATATAAGTTGGTGTTTGTAAAACTGTATTAAATTCAATCGTTAGTTCTCCATAGGCTTTTTGTGCATCTCTTCTTTCAAAATCGAATGCCTCATAAACACCTTCTCCAATTCCCCAGAGAATGTTCTCTCTTTGTAGCATGTACAACATTTCAAGTTCCATGGAGATAGATTCATAAATACTATTGATTACAGAACCTGAACTGAAATCATTCAATTGTAAACTTCCTGAATTAATTAAAGTTAAATCAACCAATCGTCCGAGTACTTGTGATAAACTTTTTGTTTTCAAATAGGTGTCCTCCTTTCTTTACGTAATAACAAATCCTGTTTCGTCTCCTTCAATCACAAGTCCAAAGTATTCATCAAAGGAATGTAATGTTATGGTAAATTCTCCTTGATAAACTTCTCCATCAATAGTTGAATGTTCTTTGCTAACTCGTGCAACTCGTCCGTCTTTCTTAATTGTTGATTCAATCTCATCATCAATCATTTGCAATGATTCAGGCATAGCTTTCATACCTATTAAATTATGTATATTTGACCCATAATCAGGGTGAAGTAAATGACTTCCTCGGTAAGTTAATAACCGTGCAATAATTGATTGTTTTAGGTTATCAACTCCTTGAGCTAATTTGAGGTCACCCTTAGAGTTTGCACTTAACTCGAATACTTCACCGTTTTTATTTGTTGAATAAGGATAGGTTCCTTCTCCTAACATATTTAAATCTCTACCTAAGGCTAAACCTAGGATAAGGTCTTTATCTCTTTTCCTTAAATTATCTGAGTCTACGTCTAATAAATCTTGTTCAATTGGTATTATAATTTCTTCCCCAATCGTAAGAATATCCTTTGGACGTTTTAATTTTTCTTGTGGGTCGTCTACGATATAGGGGTATTTTAAGTTATTATAATCAACGATTTTCTTCCAGTTTCCTACGGTTCCTGTATGTCTTTGTGAAATACTTTGGACAGTGTCCTGGTAACTAATAATATGTCTTTTATACCTACTCATTAGTGTCACCACCCTGTGTCTGCGTTTGTTCTTGGTTCTTTATACTTGCTCTACTTCTGATAACAGGTACCTGACCTTTTATATATCCTAAGTCTACATTTAAATCATGAAGTCCATTAATGATTTCTGGGTACCGCACGTCTAAACTAACAACGTCTAGTATGTACTTTAGTGTTTCTATTGTATCTTGTATATCTTCTTGGGTTAAGAATTTTGTTAGTTTAGGGTCATAATCAATAGTATAAGCAATAGCAAAACATTCGAGTAAAAGTATTTTTATATATTTAAATAAGGAAGGGTAGGTCTCTCTAAAATTCGAATGGATAAAATGATGAGCTAAAGACTCTTTCTTTACTCTTTTAACTGTTGTTGGAATCTGATTCATTTGAATATTTTCAAGCACCTTACGAGCTAATTCACTCACTGCACTATGAGGTGTGTAAAAACGAGAAACAAATGAAGATTCTTGGTCTAATTCGTTTTCAACAACTAAGTTATCAGGCGTTACTTCTATACTTGAAATAAAAGAAATTAAATCCATAGGAAATGCATTTTTTAATCTAGTTAATGGCATCTTTTATCTACCTCCTCCTTTAAGCAACACCTAAGACACCCCAGAGGTTATTGTTATGGTTTTCATATACATTTTGATTGCTATCAGGGTTAACAGCTTCGGACGTTGTTTGATAATCTTCACTATTTATACGGTTTCCTATATACGCACTGTCTACGTCTCTTACCTCAGGCTCTGATACTCTTCTTAAAACAACCAAACGTATTGAGTATTTATATAACAATGGTTCTTGAACGGACCTTGATATACTTAATCCAGCGGGGTCAAGGTGTACATACCAACTTTCTTCGTCAGTGTTATTGTAGAAAATAAATTGTGTACTGTTTACATCACCTGGTTCTGTATTACTTCCTGATTCAGCATGTTCCGCAACAATATCTTTTAATTCTTTTAATCGTTGCAGACCATTTTTTCCTCTGTGAGTTCTAAAACCTGTTGTTCCCGAGAACTCAATAGTTGGAATATCTGTTCCAAAATCTTCAACAACAGTTGCTTCTCTTGTTCGGAATGTGGAAACTCTTTGAGGATGGGTTTCTTTATATTCTTCTGGGTTAATTAAAAATCGGTACCAAAAGTTTTCTTCGGAATCTCCTTCGCCTCGTAGTACTCGAAGAGATATACGCCAAAGGGTACCTGTTCCATCTGCTTGTGGCATAATTTTTACCTCTCTTTCTTTTGTCGTCTCTCTACAAGATAATATAAGACAACTATGTACTCATATCTCTATTATACCACAAATAAGTAAGTTTATCAGAGTATGAACTACATCGGTACTGAAGTAACGAGTTCTCTTAGCTGACAACCCGTATAGAAAAAGACTCCCGTTAGGAAGCCTTCATTCTGATTATTTACTTTTACTATACTATTCCTATGCTGTACCGTCTGCGGTCGGTTCTTCTGTTGTACTAGTTTCAGTACTTTGTTCGGTAGCACCTTTAAAGTTATTTGTTACTTCGTCTTCTGTATTAAATACTTCTTCTTGAAAACTACGAATGTCATTTCTTACTTCTTCATAATTGTCTTTATACATTGTATAATTATTTGTATGAGAGGTATAGTTTGTTGCGGTGTTTGGGTCAGAAGTAATCGTTGCTGACATTGTAACTACTGT